TTTTGATGCCCTTCAGGCAAGCCCAACCAATCTTCTGCATGGCATCTGGGACTACAGCATGACCCAGCCACATCAGATTTTAGTAGTTGCCCTAGATCCAAATGATGACCCGATCACAGTTGGTCCAAGTCTCAGCCTGCTTTCCAGGGACACCCACCAAAGAGGCACCTTTCCATTTTGTGACAAGGTTTATGACACGGCCCTGAGTGTAGTTTTTGATACCTCTGGAAATATCAAATCTTTCCCAGTTGGTGGCGGAACGGCTCCCGATGACCCTGCTGTGGGCGTGGACGCCACAGACGGTACAGCGATGACCCTCTCAGGTAACTTTGGCATTAACCACAAAATGCATCTTGCCATGACCTCCTCGGACGGCAAGAACATTGGCATTTTGATTAATCCCCGTGGCGGGCAGTGGGGCGGCGCGGTGTGGGCAATGTCGGGCGTTTTCCCAAGTGGAAAGTTTCTTATCCCGGCCGGAACTACCTCCACCGGGGACAATACCAAGGGTGCCGTAGAGGGCAAATATGCCCCTGGCACTGGAAGTCTTAATGTCTGGGCGCAGTTTATGCCAACAGGTGGGTCTTCTTTGCCAGTCAGATTCGTCCTGGTCCCGTATACTCCATGAAAAGAGGTTAAACACATGATCAAAAGAGCCTTAGTTCTCTCAGGTGGAGGAAGTAAAGGAGCCTACCAGGTGGGTGCTATCAAAGCTCTTTGTGAAGCCGGAAGCTCTTGGAATTCTGTTCATGGTATATCGGTAGGGGCTCTGAATGCAGCCTGGTTTGCGATGCTCAAGCCGGAAGAACAAGCTGGTTCCATCATGGGTCTCTTGGAAATTTGGAACAACGTCAAGTCGAGCGCGGACATTTATAAGCCCTGGGCTCCATTTAAACTCAACTATATCGCGTCTTTGTGGAAAGGGTCCCTGAACACCGGGGCTCCCCTCCGTGGGCTTGTCTCCCAGTTTTGGAATCTTGACAAGGCCAGAAACAGCGGAGTAAGGCTCACGGTGGGATGTTGTTCCCTAACCACTACCAGATATCACGACATTGACCAAACAAACGACAATATAATGGAATATATTCTGGCTTCCTCACATTTGCCGGTTGTGTTTGAGCCACTTCTTATTGACAACGAAAAGTGGGTAGACGGCGGGGTAAGACACCAAATTCCTATTTTGGAGGCCATAAGAGAAAACCCAGACGAAATAGACGTAATCGTGACACAGCCAATCGTCAACCTTGAGTCTGCGAACATATCAAACGACTCCCTAAAGAGCGCCGTGAACGTAAGTCTTCGTGGGGCAGGTATTTTCTCAGATCAAGTATATTTTGAGGACTGTCTGGACGTTATCCGTGTGATAAACCAACATGGCAAAAAGCACGACATCAAAGTTAGATTCTTTATTCCATCCAAGCTTCCAAATGAGGACAGTATGAACTTTGATGGACCTACCATCCAAAGAGTTATTCTCATGGGTTATGAGGAAACCAAGGCCAAGCTAGAAAAACTAGAAGAAAACTCTGAAACTGCTCTCTTGGAACACCAAGAGCCAATTTAAAGAGACCAAGTACGTTTTTCATGGTACTGCCTACACCACCATACCTCTACGATGACCCCAGGCTCGTCTACGACGAGCACTGCTTCTTTTATGACGGAGGCTATGACTCGGTGTGTCTAGGTGCCCCTACGGCGGTTGTAGTCCGCCCAGGAGGCTCCAGGAGACAACCAAAACCCTATCTCAATGTCTTCGTCAGGTGTTGTGTCTGTAAGGTCAACGGGGAAGAAATCCCCTGCGACGAACTTGCAGGATGGGTGAGATTTGCAGGAGAAGACGAGCCCCTGACAGTTTTCATCAACGGTATCGCCGTTAAAATGAAAACCCCTTACGCCTCAGGTTACTTAAAAAATCTTGTAACTGGCACAAATGGAGTAGATGCAGTTAACCTAACTCTACAATTCCTTCAAAAGCTGAAAGATGAGGGTCCAGAGTGCTTCATCGAGCCGGAAACCGACACAAACAACAACATAGACGTGAAAATCATTGAACCTTATGATGATATTGAAATCAAATGCGACCTTATTCCGGTGAGCACCGGCTCGTTAAAGGTCGAGAGCAAAATAATTACCCCTAAGAAGACAAAAAATGAGTAAAATTACCCTAAAACTTGATGAGGCAAATGACCTGAATTTTCAATTCAAGGTCCAGGGGACCAGTTCGGAGCCTGGGGCGTCTGCCCCGACCTTTAGATTTGTTGTGTTTGAGAAAGCCAGACAGGATGGAATGGGCTTTATTTTCCCTGTTACGGCCAAGGAAGACAACGGTACAATCACCGTTACAATTCCAGTATTAAAGGACACCTTTAAGGAAAAAGAGCTGTATATTGGCAGGGTTGAGGTTGTTATCGGTACACGACTTCTCGTTCCCACAACCCTAGAATTGGAGTTTGTCAGGTCTTTGGCAGTAGAGGTTACCCCAATTTTCTCAAATGACGCAAAAGAAGAAGAAGACGACAGAAAGACGGTCGAGGAACTTCTTCCAGAAATTGAAGCCCTTGAAAACAAATCGCCCCCACCCAACGTCAAGATGGAAACTCTTGAGGGCGGGAAGAGAAAAATAACAATGACCCAGAAGCAGCTTCAAGCCCTGATACAGGAAAGAAAGAAGCTGGTCCAAAAGAATCCTTTGAAAAACTCTCTCAAGGACATGATGAAGTCTGCCCTGTCCGACGACGACGAGGAGGATTGACTTAGTTTTTAAGGGTTTCCAGAACGGAGCCGAGGAACCATCTTTTGCTACCGTCAGCAAACTCCACATAGTATTCCCGTAGGAAGTTTACCACGGTAGTCCCAACTACCTTGCCCTTAAAATCCTCTCCGTTGAATGAAAGTTCAACGGAGTCACCTAGCTTTAATGTTTTTTTTGTTACGTCATGGAACATTGTGGATTGCCTCTCAGGCACCGTAATCACCCTGCGGCGCGCGTCAAGACCCCTTTCTGAGGCAAGGTTGCGATCAAGCCTCCCATGGCCGGGACACACTTCTGCAAGATTTCTCGCATTTTCGTCTTGCAAACCCCGGTTTGCATGTGAAGCTTTCGGAACTCCTCCTCCAATTTGGCATACTGTCGTTCCAAAACCTGACGGATGGCAGGGTTATTGGGACCTGAGAGATCCACCGGAACCTGGACAATGATTTTCCTGGGCTCTAGGAGAAGCCTGGAGCGTTCTTTCTCTGCTGCCTCCTGCTCCGACATGGGCGGGGCGGTGATCTTCACATTGAACGCCTGGAGCAGTTTAAAAATGGCAATCTTGGAAGAGGGAGGAAAGTCCCACATTTTGATCACCGGATTCCAAGACCCACTATAGGACTTGAAGTGCTCAATCAGGTCATCCCTAACGTCTTTCCCTAGGTACTGGAAAAACATGGGAAGGGACACAGAGAAGTGAGACGAGCGGTTAAAGAGGGTTGCTGTGATTGCGTGTTTCATTCGTAGTCCCTTGCTGACACAAAGCTCGGGAACCGGGGAATTCCTGCCTCAGTAAGCTCCTGGTATCGGAAGGTAATCTTGGTTCCAATGGCCGGGGGGCTCTTGCGTTCCTCGTCCTTGAGGCCGGTTCCAACCTCAAACTGAACGTCTCCCCAGGAACACACCAGGGCTCCAACCCTGCCCTTGTGCTTACCCTTGCCCTCCGTGTACCCAAGGATAACAGCCTCGTCATCGAAAAAGGTCTTAACCTTGAGACAGGTGTTGGAACGGCCAGCCTCATACAGGGACCCGGGCTTACGGAGCATTACGCCCTCTGCGCCCTTCTTTTCCAGAGCAAGAAGATGCTTCTTGAGGTGGTCCGTGCCCTCGCACCGAATTTGCTCAACGACCTCTGCAAGTCCGCCACAGTTTCCAAGGTGGTCTGTGATTTCTTCCTTGAGCCACTGCTGGCGGGTTTCAAAATCCCCGGCTGCTGTGCCGTCCTCACCAGGGAACCACCCGCCATCGAAAATCATAAACTTGACGTTCTGCCACTCGCTGTCGGTGGGAACAAGCTTACGAACAGCAGAAATCGTCTCCTGAAATCGCTTACGTCCAACAAAAAGCTCACCATCCAGAACCACCGGGGGCATTTCTGCCTTAAACCAATCCGGGGCATGATAGGTGTTCCCCAGGCGAGAGATGAAATCGGTTCCATTCCACCAGGCTCGCACGCCATCCAGCTTCTCCGACATCCACCACCCGGTCGGGTCCTCATCTTCCCACTTGTGGGCAAGGAGACACGGGGGAGCCGTGTCCTTTACAACCGCCCCGCCAACGGCCGTGGAAATCTTCCCGGTCTTGGTGAGCCTGGGACCAACGACGGTCGTACCAACGGTCACAGCGGGACCCGTGCCAGCCTGCGCCTGCTTAATGGCAACGGCCATTGGCATAGCAAGACCAGCCTTTGGCAGCACTACGCCGCCATTAAACACGGCCTGAGCCTGGGGCAAGAGACAAGCGGGGTCGATATTCGCCTTAATGTGCTTGCACACCCGAACGTCAATAGGTCCGCCTAGATTTCGCCACGCAGGACAGGAGCAGTCCACGACTCCGCCAATCCTGCGGAGAAGATAGGGCTTCTTGCCGGAGCCCTGAACTTCAGTCTTGTCGCCTTCGTTGAGGTATGTGAGATTTGCCATGACCTGAGCATAGCACTCCCCTCTTGGGAGTCAAGAAAGAACAGAGAGATCAGTCTTCGATGGCTGGCGTCTTCTGCATTTCTTCTTGGTGCCGCTTGGCTTCCTCATTGAGCTTCAAAATCATGGTATTGTACGCCTGAACATACTCGGGCGTTACCGTCAGATAAGAAGGCTTCTCTTCGGTTGCTTCCATTTGCAGGGCACGGAAGTGGTCAACGACATTTGTTCCGGTGAGCAAGGAAAGCTGTACCAACTCCCTTATCATCGAAATAAGATCGTCTGCCATCTTAAATACCTGACGCTCTGCTACGGGCGGCGCCGCCACTGGCTCTGGTGCCTGAACTGATTCTGGTGCTGTGTTTTCTTCTGACATGTTATTGTTCCTTGTTTTTCTTTTTTGGCTTAATTCCGGCTAACTGCTGCATGCGATCAGGCTTTAACATGACCGGCTCTTTTGCCCTCAGTAAGACGCCTGCCAACTTTTTTCTATCCTCTACCGACAAGAGAACTTCGTCGTAGTCACCAGAATTCGTGGTCACTCCAAGGATATATTTTAAGGCAACCCAAACACGCTTATACCACGGTAACCAGTGGTTCAACTTTACTTGAACAGTTACTTCGTCGTCTGTTCTATCATATAGAACAAAAAAATTGTGGTCAGGGTGCCAGCACTCACAGAAAAATGCAATTCTCTCAAGGCCTATATCCAGCTTACTTTTCGGGCTCTCTATATTTTCACTCATGGCTATAGTATTGATTTAGAAGTTATCCTTGTTTAAGGCTTCTTCGATTAATTTTTGACACAATTCGTTCAAAAATTTATGATCGGGCTCCTTTGGCAGAGCCTTGGAAGTCTTATATAGGTCATTTAGTTCCTTTTCTTGGGTATCTGACCACTCAATCAGTTTCTCATACGACCAGATGCCGTGATTTTTAATTGCCAGGAGTTCTTCCCTGTCCTCGGTCCTCTTGACAATAACCTTGCCCTGGGTAAGAATTTCCCTACACATCTTCATAAGACGCACAAGATGCGACCCATGTTTGGTGTCATAGCCAAACTTGGCCTCAAGGGCTGCGCGTTTTGGGTTGCGGGTGTTGAGCCAGCTTCGGTATTGCTCCCACTCAGTTTGTTTGCCTTTGAAGGCACGTTCCTTTTGAAGGAGGGCAAGGAAGTTATCATCAAATCCCAGGGACCGACCAGTACGGGTCCATACTTCATCAGAGGTAAGGTTCATTTCGGCAAAGAAGGAAGAAATGCACCCCTGAAGATTAATCCTCTGGGACTCATCCAGTACGGACCAGTCAAAGTCAAAGGTCTCGATCTTCTTCTTGATTTCTGCCTCAACCACCCCAAGTTGATCCCTTGGGATAAGGGTAAACTCAGGGAGGTCAAAATCCTTACGGGTGGGCGGAGCCTTCGGAGGATTGGATAGCCACTTGTAGTGAGTCTGGATGCGCTTTAGCTGGGCGTGGGCATACCCGGAAAATGTGTGCTTGGCCTTGAGGGACAAAAACCTGTCCTTGTTCTCAAGGAGGAGGGTCCCAGCTGGTGCTACCTTCACCCACACGCTTGGGTCTGTGTGCAGGACCTCAATAATGTTTGGGTTGCACTGAGAAGCAAGTTTGAAGAACTTGCGAATTTCATAGATTACAAGGTCATAGGGCTCCTTGCCTTCTGCCTGTTCAAATCCCTCCGTGTACCCAAGATATACGTTCCTGGGGGCGATACAAAGTCCCTTCACGTCAATGTCGGAGGTCTCGGTGGCCAGACCATAAGCGTGGCTACCATGCAAAGATAGTCCTGTCCTTCAGCCAACTTACGTTGCCGTTGTACATCAGGTCAAAGTCTGGTTTAATGTTGGTCATGGTGTTGCCTGATAAAACTAGCATAAAGTTACCAGCTGTCAAACTCTTCGATATCAAACGGAAGCTCATATAGGACTTCCTCAAGAACCCTTGGCGGAAGCGTTGGATTACCATGAAACCAAGGTCTAACTTCGACGCTAATTTTAAGTGTTGTAAGTGGTGGCTTTGGAGGATGCTCAAAACTAAGACGAAAATCTATTTCTTCCCCATGGCCTAGGGATTTAAGATGTTTCTCAGCCTTCCCCAATAAAAAATCTGGAGATATTCTGTGATACGCCCACATATCCACAAGCATCTCAGAGCTTATCCTTACTCGACTTTCAAAAAAATGCCAACATCTGTCACTTTCATTTATTGTCCACTTATAGGAACACATTTTCAATAACTCTTCTGCTGACAGATGTTCCATTTCTCAGTCCTTGAGCAGAATTACGTCGTGTGCTGTTGGGCTAGTTGGTGGATTAGTGGCCGGGACGATTTCTTTGTCAAGTTCATCTTTTATGGTCCCTAGGAGAGCATATCCGGCAATATCCCTGTAAGGGCTTTCCCCAAAGGCATCCTTATTGGTGGCGATTCTTTTTAATTTGTCGAATATACGAACTATGCAAAGTGCGTCAGTGTAGGCGCTGACCGGAATTCCGTTTGGATACAGAATCTCGAGAAATTTGCCTACTTGTCCGAAGCTGTCGCCATAGGCTTTGTTTTTTTCATCCACGAGGGCTCCAATTTGTTTTCCGAGTTCTTCGTATTTTTCGGTCATAGACAGAGCCTAACACATAGACACTTTGTTTTCTACGTCAAAGCCTAAGATGTAAATGGCTTCACTGACAATTCACGAACTCAGGAAGAGGAACAACTTAGATGTCCTCCTAAAGAAAATTCAAACAAGCCAACATTTTGAGCTTACCAAGGAAAAACAGACCGAACTAGGGAAAGAGAACGTCGTCGTCAAGCCGAACCCAGACCTGATAGAACGACTCACAAAGGCAAGTCTCAATCCAGACGTAAGCATATATGAGATTCTCGGGTGTCACGTCCACAACAAGTGCCTTTTGTTAGAAACGGAGACAGGAACAATCACTTCTGGAGCCCTTCAAAAAACCTGGGAGTTTGGCAGCAAGACCCCGGAGATGGTATACAGTAAGGAAACCAAGGAACAGAAAAATATCCAGGCTGCGCTCCGCAAGACAACCGTCTTCGGTCTCAAGCCGGTAACGCTTCTTGTAAAGACCACAACAAATAACCTCTACAGGTACAAGGACGTTTTCTCCCTGAGAATGCCCACGGCAACAAAGGGGGAACTAGGAAAGGCAGATTTTGAATTCCTGGACAAGGACGGAAACGTTCTGTTTCGTGTTTCCCACAAGGACGGCAGAAGACCCAGACACTTTCGTCAGTGGTCCGGGCTAAGAGACTTCAAGGACCACCCGGAGGTGAAACAGTTTGGTATTGACCTCAAGCAGTTTCTAACGAAAGATAACCCAGGTCTTCCAATAGGAGTCTTCCCTACCAGGCTCTCGGTCGGCAAGGAGATAAAGGACGAGGAACTTAAAAAACTTGCTATTTTTGGCAACAAGGAGGTTGACTTCCTAATCCAGGGCGAGTGCGGCTTTATCAAGAGCAATGATTTTGAGTTCATTATGAGCGCCCCACTCATACTGGCTGCTCAGGAAAGCCTGGACGCCCTTCCTGAGGGTTATCAGCCTGTATTCCTGGCCCGGAGGGGAGACCTAAAAAGAGGCGCTTTTGGCATCAAGGGGTGCAGGGGCATGATATATCCTCGGTCTGGACGTAAATTTCACAATTTTCTGTGACTATTTATCCCTTGCAATGAGATATATTCATTTTACCGACGAAGCCGGAGCCAGAGACATTGTTGACACGGGACTTTTATTAAAGTCCTCAATTTTGGATGGTGTCTTTGCTGTGGCCGAAGGAGGCAGCTATATCCCAGGCGTGCAACAGACGAAACTTGGCAGAGCCAAGAGCCGGGACGCAGCTGTGGTCTTTGAGACGGACGAACTCCCGGATACCGCCTTCGCGGAGGAAGTTATTTGGCACTTGCAGAAACTCCCAATCCGCAACGCTCAGATTGTCTCAGCGAAGGAAGCCAGAAGTCTTCTGGATAATTCCCTTCCGATCAAAATGGACGACACCTTGGATATTCCATTACATCCGTCCGTGACAGATAGGAAAACTCTTGAAAAGGTCCGTCTAAACAAAAAATCAGTAGAAGCCTTTTTCGAGAATCTTCATCACGAAGAACGTTTGAGAAAGCTAAAGCTCTCAGGTAAACGGTCCTACTAAAATTCCAGATTCATTTTTGAGACCAAACGCCATGAGCGTCAGGTTAAAGTCCCCTGTTTTGTCAACAATTTCAAGCATGGTTCTCGCCAGGTCTCTGACTTCCATTTGGGCATGAGAAGAGTATCTCAGGGTGAGAAAATGATAGAAGGATCGCCAGTTGAACATCACATCTGCCTGGATTTGATTTCCGTAGGGCACATATAGTCTTGCAGACTCCTTGGCTCTCTTGCGGTCCATTCCCTTGGCAACCAGACGCTCAATGGCATTGTGATAGGTTCTGAGACTTTGTTCAAGGTGCTGCACGTAGAGGAGCACCTCGTCCTCTGGCCAGTCCTGGGGGATATAAAACTTGTCATCCTTCAATTCCTTGTACCTGGCGGACTCACCATTTACGGAGACGCCGATGCGGTGCTTGATTATGTGGATGTGGGTGGCAATGTCCGTGGTAACCAGAAAGTGTATTGCAGACTTCTCAAAGGGAGTCTCGTGGTGATTCTTTGCAAGCATTCCAAGAAGTTTTGGAATTCTCTTTATCTTGTCCTCGTTTAGGTCTCTGGAAGTGGAGGTCCAGGCAGAAAGAGCGTGCGTGATGTCTCCGCCATAGGTTCCAAGAAGCTCTACCTTGTTGCGGTGAAGTTCCTTGTGGTGCTGCGCTACTTCCTTGTAGTCAAACCCTTCGCTCATGTTTTTTGTCCTCTATGAAAATGATCTTGGAAATCTCTTCTCTCAAGAGAAGATAGGTCACAAGCCTAGTATTGCTTCCTTGCCTTTTAACGACGTTAATTTCCAGAGTGTCAATTCTGGCGGGTTTAATGCCCTGCTGGTCTGTTCGGATGACGAACCCCTCGATCTGACAAGTCCTTACATCCTCCTCATCGAGTCGCTGGTAGGTCAGGGATTGGGTGTCGGAAACGATACCAACCGATTTGGGGTCCTTCAGGTGCAACCTAACAAAGTCCCCGGGCAGGAGTTCTTCCCAGGTTTCACTTGCCCGGGGAGGGGAAACCAAGCTCTTGAGCCAAGACAGCATTCGTTCAGCTTACACCGACCAGAGGCTAGAATGAACCGGAGATGGACCCGGACATAAGCTGCCAGACAGCGTTAGCGATTCTTTGTTCCAGCTTAAAGACGATCGTGGGCTTGCCGGAGCCGTCTGCAAGGTTTTGAAGCTGTACCTCGGGCACCAGTCGAATTCCGACATAAATACGGTCTACTCCATCGGAGTCGGTAATTCTCCTTACGGTCTGAGACCCTGTAAGGTAGGTGGAAGAAAACGTGAGGAATGTGTTGTCAGGTGTTGCCATAGGAGTAAATATCTCCAGAATTATGTTTTCGCATCTTCCCCTAGTCCCATTCTTGGGGGATCGTGTGAGTAAGGCTTTCTGTGAAGGTTCTTGGAGACCTTCGCCATCACGTCCTTAGTTCTCTTTTTGTTGGGGTCGTGTCTGTCCATGTAGACTGCCCCGCCCCCTATCATGCCCCGCCTTACAGACTTAGTAGCCTTCTCCAGGCCCATGTCATCCAGAACGTTCTCTATAAGGTCCATCAGAACTTGGTGGTCCTCTGGGAGCTTTCTTTTCTTCCTTCTTCTGACCGGCGTGCCCCCGGACCACATGGTCCTGTGTTGTGGGCCCATGTCAATGCCAAGAGGCTGTCCACCCGTGGCAGAGACACCCCCGCCACCAACGGCATTAAACTCATTTTGCATCTTTGGGATATTTTCCAGGTCACTAGGGGAAATCAAATACCCCCGAAGACCCTTTAGTCCCATCTCTCTTGCTTTCCAAAGCCGATGCATCCCGTCAGCGATAAAAACTCCATCTGGATACTCAACTGCTATAATCGGAAAGGAAACATCTGCCTTGTCTGCTCGTGCAACAAACTCGGGACTACCTGGAACTTCATCAGTGTCCTGCATTGAGTCGGGTCCCAGGTTTGTGTCAACGAGACTTTCAACACTCAAGACCCTGGCAGGAATCTTGTTTTGTCTGATATATTCTATGATGTCCCCAACGCGATATACTCCGTTGTTGTCGCTAAATTGCTGATCGCTGAAGTTTACTTCTGTAAGCTCTTGCTCGACAAGCTCCTCTATGAGTTGTTGGATATTGTTACCAGTCATTTATCCCCAAGTCCACACAAACAAGTCTGCCATTTCCGGTTATTCCCCAGTGGTCCCACCTGTCGGTGTCATGCAAGCCCCCTGCACTTAGGTGAGCCATCTTTTTAACTAGTTCCTTACCAAGGGGAGTTGGATTCACGTCCGGGACATGCCAGGGCTTTTTGGCCGAGAATATCCCAAGGAGCCTGTTTGGTGGAATCTTGTTTACCATTTGGAAATCCAGGGCTGCTGTCAGCCAGTCCTCGGCAAGTCCTGTTGCCTGTTCAAACTCTGTTGGACTATTCCATGTGGTGGCATGCTCGGAAACCAACCACCAGAAATTTGGATCGTGGTCATAAATTACCGGGGCATATTTTGGTCCGAACTTTTGAAATGCCTCAAACTCCTTTGAGTTTTGTCCTGGGCCCTTGCCTATTTTAATCACCTTGGTGGGCGTCAGGACATAGGCGCACCGGGAGATCCCGCACCCAACACGCACCAGCCCACGGTCCTGAACATAGTTCATCCTGGCCTTATAGTCAGCCAGGGCTTTAAACTCTTCCATGTCAAAGGCACTTGACAAAAAGGCTTCTTCCACAAGCCGATCCAAGACCTCTCTGAGATGTTGATTTTTCATTCGGTACTAATCCCCGGGTCCACACAAACCAATCTCCCATCACTGGCCCATCCCCAGTGATCTGCCCTGGTTATGTCAATCAAGCCATTAGCGTTTAGGTGGTGGTGTTTCTCAATATACTGTTGGCCAAGTGGCGTGAGGCTTTCCCAGTCTGGAACCTCTTCACCGGACCACATAAATTTGTCTTTTTCTGATTTAAAATTCTGCCACTGTTCAGCGGTATCACTTGCGGATAATCGTCCCCGCTGCCCCAAATACGTCTCGAAATATCTTGCAAGATGATAACTTAGGCCAGTTTTTTCTTTAAATTCCCACCCAGAGGAAAAGGTCCTGGCAGGCTCCACTATCAGCCAAGTATTATTTTCATCGAAGTCAAATATCCTTGGAACATACTCCGGGCCAAATTTCTTGAAGGCACTTATTTCACCTTCATTTTGTTCTGTGTCTGGATATTCAGGACGGACCAGCAATTTTAGCACCTTGCCGGAGGATAAAATATAGGAACACCTCGCGGATCCACAGTTAAGCAAAGTTAACGTCTTGTCCGCGTAAGTTTTTTGGTCGCTGGCAGTAGGAAGCTTCTTGAAATAGTTCAGGTCAAATCCGCCCCTAAGCTTTTCATCCAGGGCTTCTTCCACAAGAAAATCAAGATATTCTTTTAGGTGGGTGGGCACAACGTCCTTAATTAGGACGTGTCACCCCGGCAATCCTCTTGATTTGAGAATATTTTCAAGTTGCTGTAGTGTGTCCGCAGGATTTTTGTGCAAAATGGCAGTTCCCCCGTTGGCCTCAAACTTTGAGGTGTACTTGGTCCGGTCATCGATCAAGATTGCGTTGGAATTCGCGTACTTGTGCTTGTCCTGGGTGCAGATGAACTCCGAGAACATCCCAGGGAAGTTCTTTTCTACCCACTGACGCTTTTCTGCCTCACACCTGGCCGTGTCCCCGTCAATTGGGGCTGTCAGGATATTGGGCTTCTTGCCAGTTAGGCCAGCAGCCCGGGAGAGCATTTCCCCTGCCCCATCCAGAACCGGAAGGCTCAGGAAGAACCCTGGCTGCCCTGCCACGGCGAATTTCTGCTCCCGGTACCTCTGCCAGGCTTTCTTCAGGGCTTTCATTCCTGGGTCAGCCTGTGGGCCAGCAAGCCGCGCCTTGAGTTCATCGTCCCCAAGGGAGGCAAACTCTGGGAAATTCCCAACAAGTTCCTCAAAGGCTTTCTTGGTTTTGTTGTTGTCTCCCCCGGTCTGAGCGGCAACTCCCTGGGAAAAATCGGCAAGAACCCCGTCCATGTCGAAGTAAATCACGGGTGTGTCAAGGACATTTAGTTCGGCCTCAACGATGGTTTCAACTAGTTCTTTAAGAAGGCTCATGTGCTACTAAGTAGCATGAGTTCCGGCATCTGCAATGGCTGGTATTTCTGTCCCTAAAAGTCTTCTAATTACCTCAACGCTGTAGTAGATGGTAATGTGAGAGTGAGAGCCCCTGCCAAGGATGGCGTCAGCAAAACCGACAATTTCTCCTCTGGAGTTCACGAGTGGACCGCCAGAACATCCAGGGGACGTTGGAACGCTCACCTGAAGGATATTGACCATACTCGCGTCAGTTTCATCACTGCTCACGAGTCTGGTTACGATTCCGTTAAAGAACATCCAGGGTACTCCAAGAGGATGACCCGCGTGGAAAACTTCATCTCCTATGGCAGGAACGCCCTCTGCGAGGGGAGAGAAAGCTCTTGGACGAAAGTCTCCGTGTCTCACACGGAGAATAACAACGTCGCTGTCCTCATCATAAAGAGTTACCTGAGCCTCAACCGGAGTGCCGGTTATTTCACCCTCCCAGTTAATTTCTCCATATTGTACGAAAAAGGCTCTTTGTCCAAGCGGATTAGAGGTCATCGGGATTTGAATAATCAATCCCGGGGCTATTTCTACCGTGGCTATGTCCTGGAAACAGTGTGCGGCACTGACCAGGTGGCTTTCGTCAATAAAGAAACCGGAACAATATGGGCCATCCCAAGTAACGTCGGAAACTGGCTCGCCTGTGTCGTCCGACAACTCTGAAGGTACAACAAAGGCAACTGTTGACTCCAGAAGTTGAGTGACATTAACATCACTTAAGTCTACTCTTGAAAGTGGTGGACGCGCTATGCGTTGTGCGCAGCTTACGCAACACACAAACACTGAGCCAATCATCGCAAAAACCATCAAGCTCACAAACAAATTAAAAATTTTACTATGTTTTACCGTCCCGTGTGTTGTCATTCCCTCTGTCTCCCATAGGAAATAAATATAGAAGACAGAGGCAACCTTGTGACATTTTAAGACAATCTACGAAAAATCTCTGTTTCTCTACGTTCCATCTCTTGGCCTAGTTCCTTGCCGGAGAACCCTTGTGACTGCAACTCAAGACCAGTAATGGATGGTTCATATCGAAGAAAAATGTTAACGAGATGATCGTCAGGTTTTCCAACCAGCCCTGAAAACTCCACTAAATCTTGCCCGCCCAGGCGGGAGTTTTTGAAAAACTTCTTCATTTTAAAGGCGTTGTTGACGTTCAGTGCCATAAACATTGGAAAAAATGATACCTGAGCAACTTCGTCTGCTGAATATTTTAAGTTATTCAGTTTTGCCATTAATATTTTTGAATCATTTTCTCTCAAAAGAACTCCTAGGGCTACCGGAATGTTCTTGGTGTCCCTGAAGTCCTTGGAGACGTTCAGGCCAGGAAAAACCTGGGGCCAGAGGTCATATTCTGAGATAAGATTATAGAACATCGGCACAGACTTCGCACTCTTGATTCCCTTTAGGAACTCATCTCGGATTCGTTCTGCCGAAACCCCGACCAGGGAGTTGTTCCCCTTGATTGCCTGGGCCGTGGCCGGGTCGAGCCCAGAACCGATCCTGGCCGCGAACCTGAGGGCACGAAGTACCCTAAGCCTGTCCTCCCCGAAACGCTCCTCCGGGCTTCCTACGGTCCTGATGGTACCCTTTTCAATGTCCTCCATGCCCCCAACGTAGTCAACGATCTCCCCGGTCTCAATGTCATAAAAAAGAGCATTGATGGTGAGGTCTCTTCTGGCTACGTCCTGGTCGATGGTCGTGAAGGCAACTGCGTCTGGCCTGCGCCCTACTCCGATATCGCGCCTAAAGGTGGCAATTTCATATTCGTTGCCCTCTGCGGTGATTGTTTTCACCACACCGAAAGCCTTACCAATTTCGAGAATCTTAAGGGAGGGATCTTGTTGTAAAATTGCAACAACATCATCTGGTTGGGCGTCTGTGGCTATGTCCAGGTCTTTTGGTTCCTTACCCATGAGGGCGTCCCTGACGGCTCCCCCGACAAGGTAGAACTGTTTCCCGGCAGTCTGGAACATCTTAGAAATAGCTAGAAGGTCAGCCGGGAGGGGGATGTGGAATTTTTTTTTAATGGGCTGGGTGGGTTCCGTCTCAAGTAAAACTTGTTCTAATAGTGTCTGGCGTTTCTTCTTGATACCGGCCAAAAGAGCCCATCGGCCTGGTGAAAACAAAGTTGACTCCGCAACGTTTTCCGAGGCAAGGTTTCTCAACATTTCTCTGTTGTCAACCGACAGGACTTTATCAAAACCTTCGTCGCCGGACGGTTTTTGAAAGGCAGCAAACATTCGCTGGATTGCCGCAGGGGGAACCGTCTTACTCTTGCCCATTCTTTTGGCAGTCTCAGCTCTTTTAAGGGCAATTTTTTGAATTACGTCCTCTGCTCCCTCAAATTCAAAAACGACAGCAATTTTTTCGTATTCTCCCTCGGAACCTTGAATGATGGAAAGGGCTCTTTTCCTAGCTGGGGCGTTCATGTTTGTCATGTCAACAACAATATTGTCTTGCCCCTTGGCTCCAGCTACTCTTGAGGTGAACTCGGCTTCAACCCTGTTGTTTGCCTCTAGAATTTTAGAGAAAGAAAGAGCTTGCCAGGTCATCCACCCCGGGGACTTGACAACCTCACCGTACTTTTCGTCCACGTCACCTATCTGGGCATCCGTAGGAGGTCCAACAAACATGTCGTCATAGGTCCACCCATAAGAGGAAGCAACTTGTTCTGCCAGGTCGTCTCTATTAACAATATAGGGATCCGTGCCTGCGAAAGTACCCTGAATCCAGGTGGACTTGCCAACGGAGGGCGGTCCGATTAAAACGAATATTTTTTTCATAGGTGTTTTAGTATCCACTTAATCGCAGCGAGGTCAAACCCAACCCTGCTTTTGATGGGCTTAGTCTGGGGGGTTTCCAGGGTGGTTGTTTCCTTGCACCCGAGGTCAAAGACAAAGGTCTCGGAGGTTCCCTTGTACTCGGGACTTTCCCACAGCCCCTTCTTTTTGGAGACTCCAAGAGCAGCCTGAAGACTCCGAACAACTCCCTTAACCTTCAGGTTTCTGAAGATATAGGGCTCTTTGTCCTTTATAGTCGAGTCCTCGTGAATGTCAACAAAGATCGAGGGGTTGAAGTTCTTGATTTGTCTTTTAAGTTCGTGGATATACCGAGGAGCACGCTCTCTAGCCCAAACCGAGTTTAGATTTGTCTTGGCGTTCTCCAGGCGGGTTCTCTTGTTCCAGGCATCATGCCCAACAAGAGGGCATATAAGAAGAGACACGTTCTTTGGAATCAGACTGCCTCTCTTGGACGCCTCAAGCCAGGTCAAAAGAGAAATTGGCCCGGATCTTTCTTCCCCGTGAACGCCGGAGATGATGGCGATCTTGCTTGGACCATGACCCAGACAGTATACAAATCTGTTATCGTCAAGGTATCTTGCGCGAAAGCCGTGTCTTTTCGCTGCCTTCGCAAACCTGTCCATGTATTTTTGGGCCGACAAGTTGTTGATTATATTAAGCTTTCTTGACAGACCAAACAAGGCGGCGACCTCCTGAGAAACCAGGGGTTTGTTCCAAGCAGAACTTTTGGACTTGGTGGTCACCATTCTGGTAAATATACCAGCCTGGGCTCAAGGAAAGTCTAGAACATTATTTCGGTTTTAAAGAAATCCTTGATTTCTTTATCGAAGAAATCCTAATATCTTTTATTCGACTGGGATCTTTTGGAGATAGTTGCCGTTGCTCATCCAAAACTTGACCCCAGTTTCAGCATTCTCTAGAAAAATGGCACCCTCAAACTCATCTAGAATGTAAAATTCATTATCCCTGAGAGAAAATGCCGGATCCCATCCCGTGTCAATGTTATATATTTTATTGACATGCCAGTTCAGACTTGCGTTCGCACAAGTCTCAACGTATGATCTTGCACTGTCCCCAAAATACAAGACACCAGTTAGGTGATTGCTAATTTTGTAACGTTGCATGTGTCACCCACACTTGCTGTGTCCACAATCCTTACAGGAGACACAGCCCTCCTGATACACAAGATTCTCAGAGCCACAGGCAGGACATTTTTTCTCAGATGCCTTGGTGCCGTCTGCGATGTAGTGCTTGAGAACTCTGCTGACAGCCCTGGAGAAACTGAAGAGGTCGTCTTCTTTCTCGGAACCCTTCAGCAGTTGCTCAACAATGTACTGTACCGGGGTTCCGTGTCTGAGGGCAAGGGAAATGGTTCTTGTGAAGGCTGCATTGGTGGCGTTCTCAAACACGGCAGCGATATCCCTGATGACGGTCTCGTCCTCGGTGGACTTCTCAAAGTCATAGTGGAAGTCATATCTCGGCACAGGATTTTCCAGGCCATTGTGCTTGATAATCTTCCCCATCTTGGCTCTCTTTGGAATAGAGATATACTTGGACAGTCCTCCCATGATCTCATAAGGTCTGTCCTCGTGGACACCTATGAAAAAAGTCCACTTTTCCCCCTGTACGGTCGTGTGGATAACCTCGCACGGAAGCTCCTTAGGGCGTTTTGGGGCATGGCGGTCCATGAACTTGCCGGAGGTGTCTATTTTCTTTTCTGTGTTCTCTGCTGAAATCAAGACGCCGGACCTGCATCCGTCACGATAGACGGTCACTCCCTTACATCCAGACTCCCACCCGGTCATGTAAATGTTTTTAATGACCTCAACCGAAGTTTCTTTTGGTACATTGGTTGTGTTAGAGATGCTGTGACAGACCCACTTTTGGGCAGCAGCCTGAACCAGAACCTTGTTAACCCAGTCAATGTCATTTGCCTTGGACTTGTTGTAGGGAGAATTTTCTACTCCCGTCTTTCCTGTTGTCTCCATCCAGACTTTGAACTGATGATGATAGACCTCAAATTCCTGCCACTTGTCTCCCATGGGATCCACGAAGTCAATTCTGGCTTCCTTGTCATTTGGATTGATTTTCTTACGACGCTTGTAGGCGACTTCAAACACTGGCTCAATGCCAGAGGTGGTCTGGGTTAGTACCGACACCGATCCTGCGGGGGCTGTTGTGGTGAGGGCTACATTTCTTCTCCCGTATTTTTTCCAATTCTCCGCAAGGTCTCCTCCCTTGTCAAGGGCAAACACTCGCTGCAAGAAAGGATGATCTTTCTCAAGCTCATAGTCAAATGCAGGAAACGCTCCACGTTCCTCTGCCATTGTGACCGTGGATGTGTAGGCTCCCAGGGCCAGGAGGCTGTAGATATTGTCCGTGACCGTAATGGACGCCTGCGACCCATACTGGAGACCTAAGGCAGCAAAGGTGTCCCCGATGGCAGTGAGACCAAGGCCAGTTCTCCTGCCCCTCTCACATGCGTTCTTGATTTTGAGCCAAAGGTCTTTCTCAATTTTCTTTACGTCCTCTGGTTCAGGATCGTTATTTATCTTGGTCAGGATTGAGTCGATACACTCAAGTTCAAGATCAATCAGGTCATCCATAAGACGCTGTGCCACGATCACGCACTCTTTAAATTTCTTCGTGTTAAACTGAGCGTTCTTGTGGAATGGCCTGTCAACAAAGCTCAGGGCATTAACCAACAAAAGCCTACAACTATCATACGGGCTGAGAACTATTTCCCCACAAGGATTTGTTGAAGTGGACTTAAACTCCTCATAGCAGTGACTCGGGGTTTCTCTGTCTATGGTGTCCCAAAAAAGCAATCCGGGTTCTGCGCTCATGTGGGCCGCTTCAATTATTTGGGTCCACAAAGTTTTTGCGTCAACATTTCTAGTGATAGAAGGGTGGCGGGAGTCAACAGGAAATCTCAACTGTACCGACTCTCCCGCCTGAACCGCACGCATGAACTCATCCGAGAGCCTTATGGAAATATTTGCACCGGTAACTTTCTTGAGGTCCTGTTTGATTTTAATGAAGGTTTCGATCTCTGGGTGATGGACAGAAATCGTGAGCATGAGGGCTCCCCTGCGCCCACCCTGGGCAACTTCCCTGCATGTGTTGGAGAACCGCTCCATGAAGACTCCGATGCCGTCCGTAGTCTTTGCTGCGTTAGAGGTGGAAAGCCCCCTTGGGCGAATTGTGGATATGTCAAATCCTACTCCCCCACGACGCTTCATAAGCTGCGCCTCCTCCTGATCGGTCTTGAGAATGCCCCCATAGGAGTCAAACGGCGACTGAATAACGAAGCAGTTGCTCAGGGAAACTGTCTGGAAAGAATTTCCGATACCAGACATGGGAGAACCTTGTGGAATAATGTATTTGAAGTCCTTGAGCCACCCGTAAATCTCTGACTCTGAAAGTGGATTCGGATACTTGTTCTCTATTCTCGCAAATTCCTTGGCAAGCCTTCTGTGCATTTCGTCTGGAGTTGTCTCTAGAATATATCCAGTGGTAGGATTTGTTAGGGCATATTTTCCAAGGAAAACTTGCGCCGCTAATTCATCACCATTAAAATATTCAACCGATTTCTTTAAAGCTGTACCGTAATCCATCGAATTTATCTTCCTCAGTCTACGAGCTTCTCAATTTTTACGGCTTCATTACTTTTTTCTTTTTGCTGGTCCCTGTAAAGTTTTCTTAGAACCGAGACCGCACTAGAAGCTGTTGAACCTCCGTTACCGTTGTTTTGGCCATATGGCTTTGGGTCATTGCTGCCCTCTCCAAAGGAATCGGGTTCTATTTCAGAAACGAACCTCAATTTTGACTTTGAGGTATCAAGGTGTACATAGTATTGGATACCATCTTTCCCGGCTCTGTTCTTTGAGATGAAGAACGTTCCATAGCCGGTAGCCTTGAGTTCGGGCTTTCTGTGAAAGCCAAAAATAACATCACATGCGTGACTCTGGCCATAGGATTCGGCCATATTTGTCATGTCAATGAAGTCCGCCTTGCCGCCCTCCTTGTTAGACTGAGTGGCTGTCCAAATAGGAACATTGAGTTCCTGAGCTAGACCGCGAAGTTCCTCAAAAATTCTTTGAAGTTCCATTCTCGGCAGGTCATATCTTTCCGTAGAGCGCATTATGCCGGAATAGTCAACAATTACAAGGTCTGGTCTAAATCCGGTCAGGGCGAGGCGATCCATGTGATTGCGGAGGGTTTGCACGGTTGCTGTTCTAGTTGGGAATTCTTTGATAATAAGCTTCCCGTACTTATCTTCGTTTTCTTTGTAGTGGTCTTTGATTTTTTGAATGTGCTCAGAGCACTCCAAAGAATTTATATCGCACAAATAACTATCGTATCTAACGCCCATTACTCTCTCGCGAAGCTCGAAAGTATAGTGAACTACGTTTTTTCCTCTCTTAATTGCTTCCGCTCCGAAGCCAATAAGAATATGAGATTTTCCAACCCCGGACATAGCGATAACAGTACCAATTTCTCCCGATCCAAGTCCTCCGTTTAGAATTTTCCTGGTGTCCAGTTCCGCGAT